CTGCGCGCGGGAGTGACGTCGTTATTGCCAAAGGCCTCACCCAGCAGAGGAAAGCTGAGCTCATAGTTAGCAAGTTGCAGCGGTATGGGTGCTGTGTTGGGCTGGATGCTAGCAGGTTTGACCAATCCGTGCGCGATGGGTTGCTCAGACTTGAGCACAGCCTTTACGCTAGGCTCTTCCCTAACAGGCGCGACTTAGCATATCTATTGAAGCATCAGCTCACTGTGCAGGGCTTTGGCAGGGTGCCAGATGGAGTTGTGCGTTACAAGGGGCCTGCAATGAGGTGCTCTGGTGATGTCAACACATCTTTGGGGAATTGCATCATCTCTGTTGTGATGGCGCACAATTATCTTGCCCAACACAACATAGATGGTGACATTCTCTGTGATGGAGACGACTGCTTACTTTTCGTGCCCCCAGCCTCGCTGCCCTTGCTTTCCAACCTTCATGAGTGGTACCTTGGGTATGGACTGCGCATGAAGGTGGAGGCGCCTGCTTATGTGCCAGAGCAGGTGGAGTTTTGCCAGTCGAGGCCTGTGTGGGACGGGACACAGTGGCTGCTGTGTCGTAACCCACAGAAGGCATTCAACACCGACGGGTTTGTGCCCCATTCTTTGGGCAAGAAAGAAGCTCTTGTCCATTTGAGGGCGGTCGGATTGTGTGGCTTGTCCATGGCGGCGGGCATGCCCATGTTCGATGCGTTCTACCATTCTTTGGTGTTGGCTGGTAAGACCGGCAAGTGGGATCCTGATGCATTGGGTGGCATCTGTTACCAACACAGATTGCAACGGGCCGCTGGACACAGCGCGGTGTCCAAGCCTGTAACACCTGACGCCAGGATCTCTTTTTGGCGTGCTTTTGGGATCCACCCCAATGAGCAACTCCTTGTTGAGGAAGCTATCCTGGGATGTGATTGGACCTCAGGAGCTGACCCCAAGGAACGCCGCCAATTGATCGGTCACAACCCAAGTGCCGATCAGACTCGCATCTTCCCCGACCGTACATTTGGCGTGGTGTTCGCTAACCATGGCTAGGAAGCAGCAAAGCAAGAATAAAGTTAAACGGCGCCCTGCTAGGCGGGGCGCCCGGCGTGCCACACCCCGCTCCCTGCAGTTGAGCGGGAGGAACTTGCAGCTCGCCAGGCTGCTGGCTGACCCATGTGCAGCCCCAATTGCTGGGGGACTGTATCCTGGGGAGGTCGGCATGGTAGAGCGTTTCATCTCGGAGAACTTCATGATCACCCCAGCCAACACAGCTGGGTATTTCATTTTCCACCCGAACACCGGGTGGTTCCAGTTTTCCAACATGGCCACTTCTGCGGCGCCAGGGGCCTCGGTGTTCCAAACACTAGGGACTCCCGGCACCACATTCTTGGCCGCCAATGCCCAGAAAGTGCGCGGTCTTGCATGCTGCATGCAGGCTGTGTGCTCCTCTTTGTCCATCACGAACATCACGGGTGAGATTGCCATGGGTGTCTGCAGCGCGGATACCCTGGCGCTCAATGGCAC